CAGATATTTATCGACCGTTCTGCGATCGACATCGAGTTCACGGGCAATCTTGGATTTGTTCAATTTCAAAACACCCTCCTTCATAAGCGGCATAAGCTTGTTCAAATCTGTCAAAGAATCAACACGCAACGAGTTGTTGATTGATAAAGTAATGATCATAAAATCCTCCCTGCAAATAAGAGAATTTTACAATCTTTTTTTAGAAATTGTACATATTTATCTCATCGTTTATGTACATATTTATCTTATCGTCTACAGCGCAGGACAAAGCATCGCCGAAGATTGAAAAAGTCCAAGAGGCGGCAGAGGGGCTATCGAAAACCGACATTGAAACTAAGATCGAAGCGGTCGACAAAGCGACCAGCAAGATCGAAAAGATCAAAGCGACCGCTTCAGGTATCGCGAAAAAACCGTTCGAGATCATTGCAACCATAAGAGACAAAGCAACGAGCAAGCTAGATTCGATCAAAACAAAAGCGGTGGCCATAGCTAAAAACCCCCATATCCTTGTTGTGCAAGCAAAGGATGCCGCTGGCAACATCTTGGATGGGATCAAAAACAAGCTGAAAGGTCTGCAGAAAGAGGCTGATGATACGAGCCGAAGCATGAGCGCCATTAAATTCGGCGCGCTCATGGAAGTCGGTAAAAAAGGTATTGGTTTGATCACGAGTCAATTTTCGGGATTCGTTGGAGAAATGAACAACTCAAGCAAAGCCTGGAAGACATTCGAGGGGAATATGAAGGCTTTTGGAGCTTCAAGCGGAGAGATCGAGCGTGTAAGAGGGACACTATCCAAATTTGCGACAGAGTCTATATATAGCGCTTCCGACATGGCTAGCACGTATTCCCAGCTTTCGGCGGTCGGTATAAAAAACTGTGACAAGCTCGTCACCGGGTTTGGCGGCCTTGCGGCAGCAGCTGAAAGCCCTCAGCAGGCTATGAAAACGTTGAGTCAGCAAGCGACACAGATGGCGGCAAAGCCAACTGTTGCCTGGGCGGATTTCAAGCTCATGCTTGAACAAACACCGGCAGGAATCGCCGCTGTCGCAAAACAGATGGGCATGACCACATCCGAGCTGATTTCCAATGTGTCAGAAGGGACCGTCGCGACGCAAGATTTCTTTGACGCCATTTCAGCTGTTGGTAACAATGACGCCTTCGGTAAAATGGCCACCCAGTATAAAGGTGTGGATGAGGCGATGCAGGGGCTGATGGAAACACTGCAAGTCAAACTTGCTCCGGCATTTGATAAGCTAAGCCAGGTGGGGATCGATGCGATTTCCAAGCTCGCGGACGTCATCGACAGCTTCTCTCTAGATCGGTTTTCAACGGTCATCAACAATGTTAAAAAGACGTGGGACAATTTCAAAAACGGATTTTTAAATACTGGCGCTATAGAGGCTGTAAAGGCCGCATTTAACGGTTTGGGGGATATGATCGGAAGGGTGGCTACCTCCTTGTCTGGCGATGCGGCGAATGGAGCGAAAACGTTCGGGGAAGTCATCGGATCGGTGGCGCGCTTTATTGCGGATGCCGTAACGGCTATCGCGGATTTAGATGCAAAAACAGGCGGAGTCGTCGGCAAACTCGCGGCTGGCGTTGGCGCCGTCATGCTTTTTTGCGGATCGTTCAATAGATTGAAATCCCTCGCATCTGGCGCTCTCGGAAGCGTTTTTTCTTTATTGAAAAAAGCATTACCGAATCCATTCAAAAAATTGCCATCGGGGGCAGCGCCGCCATTAAATCAAACAAAAAGCAAAGTGGCGCAATGCGTCGACTCCATTGGAAATATGTTTAAGGGTATTGGCACCGGGATCAGCACGGCGTTCAAAGGGGTCGGAAAAGGAATCAGCACGGCGTTCCGTGGCATTTCTTCGGCTATCTCTAGTTTGAATCCGGTTGGAGTGCTGGCATTTGCTGGAGTGGTCGCCACCCTGACGGCGGCGTTCCTTGCGTTGGCCGCGTGTAAAGATATCGTGTTGCCGTTCCTTCAGGGGCTGGCCGATATTATGACTGGCGTACTAAATACCGCAGTTCAAATTTTTGTGGAAGCGCTGAATCAGTTGGCTCCGATACTGCCAATCATCGCAGAATCATTGGCGAAGCTATCTCCATTAGTCACGGCTTTTGGGGAAGCGCTTTCGGCGGTAATCGAAGCCATTGGCACGGCTATCGCTACGATCGTTGAGGCTTTGACGCCAGTGATCGAGATCATCGCAAACATGTTCACGAATATCGTTCAGATCATCGCGAATGCGATTACACAAATTATTTCAGTATTGGCTCCATACATTCCGGAAGTAACAAAAATGGTGGAAGCGACCAGCCAAGCCGTACAAGCAATTTGCGACGCATTTACGAACCTCGTTAATCAAGTCAACCCAGCGTTGGAGAACTTGAGAAACATTGTTGAAACCGTATTCAGTGGTGTCTGCGACGTCTTGAATGAGTTTAAAGGGATCGTCGACTCGGTGTTCGAAGGCGTTTCGGGTGTTTTCGAATCGTTTGGAAATATGGTCAATAATGTCTTGTCTGGTGTGGCGAGTGTGATCGACTCGATCGGTAATGCATGCCTGAATGCGGGAAAAGGGTTTGACCTTTTGGCACGGGGAGTGGAAAGGTTGACGGGGCTCAATCTGTTTGATATGGGTGCGAGCCTAGCAGCTGTCGCGACAGGCGTAGGGGCTATTGCTGCAAATGCTTTGAACCTAGGCGATACCGGAGCACAGATGCAGTTATTGGCGACTGGACTTACTATGATTGCAAACAATGTAGAAAGCATAGTTTCAGCAAGCGCACAGATGCCTCAAGTTGTTGCCCAGTTCCAGAATATGAGTACCTTGAGCGGGCCATTGTCCTCTGCGTCATCAGCCTTGACTAGCTTTGCTGCCTCGGCTGCTGCAGCCGGAGTTCTTCTGGTGGCGGCGAGCGCAAGCATGGCGATCCTTGGATCTGCTGTGAAAACATGCGCTTCGTCTATGTCGTCTTTAAACGGTCCGGTTCAAGCTTTATCAACCGGACTGCAAAGCCTTGGAAGTATGATTACCGCAGCGATCTCTCGCTTTGCTTCGCTGTCCTCTTCGGCAATATCTTCTTTTGCCCAAGTCGGACAGGGGGCTGTAAAAGGGACAAGCCAAGTTAAATCCGCCTTAAACCAAATGATCCAGGCGATGAATCAAGCAGCGAATAAAGCAAAAAGTGCAGGAACACAGATCGGGAACGGGATCTCCAATGGAGTGCGTTCTGGAATGGCTAAACTGCCTTCGATCGCTTCTAGCGCTTTAGCATCGATGTTTAATGTTTTGAGCGCCGCTAGAGGGCGGGCTTATTCCTGTGGAGCGTATATTGGTCAAGGACTCGCTTCTGGACTGAATGCGTCTGTGGGTGCGGTCCAAGCTGCAGCCGCACGACTGGCAGCGGCGGCCGATGAAGCCATCCGGGCGAAGGCTCGGATCAATTCGCCTTCTAAGGTTACGGCCGAGGATGGGCGGTATATTGGACTGGGACTAGTAAAAGGAATCGAAGGGACATATCGGCAAGTCCAAGGCGCGATCGACAACATCATGGATCTAACTGCTATGGCCGCGGATCCAATGGCATTTGCATTCGCGGGCGGGCAATTCACACAGGCGTCGGATTACTCGTATGGGATCAATGTCGCCGTAGATGTTCCACTCTATGTAAACGGTCGTGAATTCGCAAAAGCGACCTCGGAAGACTACGAGGATGTCACAGAGAAACGATCGAAATTTTTGAAAAAAATGAAAGGAGAACGATAAAATGTATGAATTTCACGATTTAATGCCTGCCACTAAAGGCGAGGTCAAAGATCGTATGGCTGAATCCTTCTCCTTTAACGGGGTCTGGATCGAAGACGAGATACCACAATTCGTCGTGACCGGAACGACCGGTCGTGAGCTGATGGAAGCCGAACTTGATACTTTCGAGGTCGGCTTTTCCAACGGCTCTAAATACAGAAAAAAGCGCTATCCGGAAAGAAAGATCACAGTGCATTACATGATGGGCGCGCAAACAGATCACGATTTTCGGCAGGCTTATAACAAGCTGAACGCCCTGCTTGATCCAGAGCAGGCGCAGCTTATCTTTGCCGATGAACCGGATAAATACTTTGTGGCGACAAAAACCGAAAACTCGACCGTAGAACCAGGCAAGAATTTTGTTGTCGGCGAGATCGTGTTTACTTGTACAGATCCTTTGAAGTATTCTACCGTCACTAAGTCGTTTACAGCCACTCTGATCGAGGGAGTGCTTACCGCAAACATCGAAAATAAAGGAACCGCAGCAGTCCCGATCGATTACAAGATCCACATGAACCATGAAAATGGATACATCGGGATCGTTTCGGAATCAGGGGCCATGCAGTATGGAAAAAAAGAAGAGGCGGACGGCAAGATCGTGGAAATGAATGAACGACTCTTGACCATGACAAACTTTTTTAACAAAGCAGATGATGGCGCATCCGGCGTGGACTATATGCATCCAAACTATGATGCAACAGGAACTTTAGCTGTTGTCAATTGGTGGGATCAACAATGGCTTAGCTTTGGCAGTGCCGGCCCGAATCCAGGACAGGCTATGACAGGTGGTCAGCGCACTGTAGCGGTACCTGCCGATTCGAATGGACACGTAGGGGCGAAGAATTTTTACTCTTACTTTTTTGTGGTTATGTGGGCTGGTCTGATGGGGCAAGTTGGAGAGTTTAACATCAATTGGTTGACAGCCGATAATAAACAGATTGCCGGTGTCAACTGGTATAAACAAGATCTCTCTGGTAATACCGCCCACTACGAGTTATGGAGCGATGGAAAGATCCTTGCGACTTACTCATACGAATCCAGTCATGAAACCAACAAGAACCCTTGGTGGAGAACAAATGGGCACTGCGATCTGCGAAAAGTCGGCCGAAAGCTTACTTTCTACTGGTGGGCAACGTACCCATCATTCGAGATCCCCGAAATTGAAAACTGGGAATGCGCCAAAATCTCAATGGCATTCAAATGCCATCCGGTTTATCGGAACAGGTTGGTTACTCATATGGGTATCCGAAGCTTTATCTTTGATAAGCTAGGTGTACAGCACTGGAAGGACGTACCGAACCGATATCCAGGAAACGCTGATATGATCGTGAAAGGCAACGAGGGCAAGATGTATTTTAGAGGGATGCCGAGGCCGCAGGATGAGATGACGGGCACCAAGTACTTTCTGGCCAAACCGGGTGTAAATAAGGTTGAGTTTTATCACTCGTCTTTTAGTTCACCGGCGCCGACGATCACTGCAGAAATCAGGGAGGCATGGTTATGATCAAACTCACATCTCGAATTGCAATTCTAGACCAGAATGATACTGTTGTGGCTTTCCTGGACAATAACGTTCCTGATGGTCTTCCTTTCTGGGATGATGAGCTACACGAGTATCTGGAAGGAACGAGCAACACGTTTACTTTTAAAACGGACGCAAAGCATCCCGACTCTTTGCACCTTGTTGAGGGCTATAAGATCGCTTTTAAAACCGATCGCAGAGACTACTATCTCAATATCATGATCGTGCATCGCGACGAGAACGAAGTCGAGATCGAAGCGTGGTCCACGAACCTGGAATTGCTGAACGAACAGGTTTCGGGAATCGATCCGGGAGAGGCGCATTCGTTTTTGTGGTATAAGAATAAGTTTGATCCTGAAAACACCGTGCAGATCGGCTTAAACGAGGTCAGCGACAAGCAAATAAAGAACAAATGGGACGGCGAAAACACCGTCCTTTCTCGTTTATACAGTTTGGCCAACGTGTTTGATGCCGAGCTCGAATTTGTGCCGCAGCTCAATCAGGATTACTCCTTGAATAAGATCGTTATGAACGTATATCGTGCGCATTCCGACACCGTACAAGGCATTGGAAAAGCGAATGTCTCTAACCTTGTGTACGGCCGTGAGATCAAAGGAATCAAGAAAACAAGCGATATCACCGACCTGTATACCTGCATCTATCCACATGGCGGAACGATCGAAGGCAGCGATTCCAAGATTGATATATCGGGCGTTAGTCATACGGTTAAAGATAAAGATGGAAGAGTCGAATTCTTTACGGATGGTGCATTGATCCGTGCGCCTCTCGCTCGTGATCGTTTCCCGTCTTTTATGAGCAAATCACAGGACCGCTATGTCCTTGTCCACTGGGATTGCGATGTTACGGATAAGGAAATGCTGTATGGTCGAGCACTAGCCGAGCTGAAAAAGAACTGCACGCCGAAGGTCACTTACGAAATCGAAGGCTATGCAGATACTGGAATCGGCGATACGGTGCGGATCACAGACGAGGAGTACAACCCGATCTTGTACTTGGAAGCACGTGTGACGGAGCAGGTGCGAAGCATCACCGATGAATCAAGAAATAAAACGATTTACTCGAACGTCGAGGTCTTGAAGTCAGAAGTCGATTCGTCCTTGATGGCACGAGTCGAAGCTTTGATCAAAGAAAACAAGGTATACATCGGGCAGATCATGAGCGACAACGGCATCCAGTTTGTCAACGGGGAAGGTAGTACGACACTGACCGCGCAGGTCATGGATGGCGTCGTTGACATTGCTGATCAGTATCAAATCGTGTGGAAGAAAGATGGAACACAGATCGCTACAACAAAAACAATCATCGTTTCTTCTGGCGATTTTGGCGCGCAAGCCGTATACGGCTTTGAGGCGATCAAGGACAGCAAGATATATGCACGGGCCGAGGTAACATTGACCAATGTGCATGACGGTGTGACGCCAGAGCCTCTTTACTTGCATATTCGCTATTCGAACGATGGAGGGCAGACCTTTACTGGCAACAGTGGCAAGACGGAAGGCAAATGGATGGGGCAGTATAGCGATCATCTGGAAGCGGACAGCGAAAAGCCGAGCGACTACACCTGGGCAAAGATCCGAGGCGATGATGGGCAGTCTCTCGTGAGCATGACGAGGGAATTTTACATGTCGACCAGCAACACAGCTCAAGAGGGCGGATCATGGAGCGCTACTCCACCGACATTTGATGCAGCTAAATATCTTTGGGTGCGGTTTAAGGCTGTCTATAAAAACCCGGACGCTATTGCTTACTCTGATCCTGAGCTTGACGGCACATGGAGCGCCACACTGCAGGCAATCGACACCGCCAATCAGGCAGCGACAAGCGCAAGCAACGCAAGCCAGAGCGCACAGAATGCAGCGCAGCAGGCCGGAGAAGCCGTTAATAAAGCGCAGGAGATCGAGCAGGAGATCGGCCCGATCAAGACCGGAATCCAGGAAGCGAAAGATGCGGCGGCCGAAGCAAAGCAGGATGTGGCGGATGCGACCGAACAAATCCTTTTGGATATTTCGGGATCATATGCGACAAAGAGCGAAATGGCAGACATGGAAGGCGATCTGCAAACGCAGATCACGGCGAACGCCGACGGGCTGAAAAGCAAGGTATCGAACACAGAGTACCAGCAAAACAAGGATGCGATTGACGCGGAGTTGCTCAAACAAAATCAGGCTCTCCAAAAGGCGCAATCGAACCTTGCGGAGCTGCAATCCAATCAATCGGAAGCGAACCAAAAGCTCACTAAGGCCGAAGCAGACTTGAAAGCAGCCAAAGACGCTGTGACCGCACTCGAATCTGACCAGGCGACGACCACGGAACAGCTGAACGCCGCTAAAACGGCACTCAATGCCGCACAGCAAGCGGTGGACAAAGCGCAGGCTGACGTGACACAGGCGAAAAAAGACATCGCCACAGCGCAGGGGCAGATCAGCGGGATCCAGGATGGCATCACGGACTTGACAAGCCGGATAACGACGGCGGAAACAGGAATTGAGCAGAACTCGCAGGCGATTGCTTTACGGGCGACGAAGACCGAAGTCAATACGGCGATCCAAGGGGCGAAGGACTACACCGATGCCCAACTCAAGGTGGAGGCGGGCAAGATCACGCAGTCGGTCAACTCGGTTAGTACGAAGGTCGACAAGCTCACATCGCAAAAACAAGAAACTTATTACTACCAATCCACATCCAACACCACACAAACAGGAGGATCGTGGAGCACGACCAAACCAAGCGAAGCATCTGGAAAATACATCTGGATGAAGATCAAGTTTACTTTCGTCGACGGAACGACAAGCGAAACATCACCAATCTGTATGACGGGTGCTACTGGAGCGCCGGGAAGCCCGGGTGCAACAGGGAAGGGTGTTAAGTCTACGGCAATCACTTACCAATCCGGCACATCGGGTACGACAGCGCCAACAGGATCGTGGAACGCTACGGTGCCAGCAGTAAGCCAAGGTCAATATCTCTGGACGAGGACGATCCTCACCTATACAGACAACACGACAAGTACAAGCTATTCTGTATCCTACATCCCTAAAAACGGGACCAACGGCACCAATGGTACATCTGTGACTGTATCGAGCACATCGGTTACTTATCAAAAGTCTTCGAGCGGAACTACTGCACCTACTGGTACATGGGTTAATTCGCCTCCTGCAACAAATGCAGGCGAATATCTATGGACGAAAACGGTTGTCAATTATTCGGATGGAAAATCTACGACCGCTTACAGTGTGTCTAGAAACGGTTCTAATGGTACAAACGGAACCAATGGTACTTCTGTTACTGTCAAAAGCACAGCCGTCACTTATCAGGCAGGTGCTTCTGGGACAACGGTTCCTACTGGCACTTGGTCAACAACGATTCCGACGGTTCCGGTCGGACAGTTTTTGTGGACGAGAACGATCGTCACTTATTCGGACAACAAAACGACCACGAGCTATTCCGTATCAAGGCAAGGGACAGATGGGACAGATGCTTTTCTGATCGTCTACGACACGCCAAACGGATTGGAGTTTACCGCCTCACAAAAGACCTTGACCATTACAGCCAAGGTTTTTAAAGGCGGTAAAGAGCTTACCGACACTCAAGTCAACGCTTTCGGTGCGATCAAGTGGTATCAAGTCGGAGTGGCTGCAGCGATCGCAACGGGCAAGACATTGACCCTTACAACGCCGAAAGAAGTCTATGCGACGCTGGAGAATTAGAAAGGAGTGAGAGAATGGAAATCAAATTAACGTCTGATATGTTTGAGCAAGGTAAACTCGATCCTTATGCTTCTGTCGGAAGTGACTATGCGGCATGTAAAGATTCTTCCACGCACTCGCTTCACGAGAAAAGAGTTCGTTCAAAAGATCTTATTCCTTGCGGATCAGACAGAAAAATCACCTTTTCTGGAGATAATTCTCATTTAATGATATGGATTCTTGAATTCGACAAAGATAAAAAATATTTAGGAATTGGCAAAGGATGGAATTACTTTACAACTTATACGCTAAAGTTTGAAACTGCTTATGTTGCATTTATGATTGCTAGAAATCCAAATAGCGCATATCTTGATGTTTCGCTTTTAGATACCCTTTCGCTTATTCCCTACCACGATGATTGGATGTCCATTAAAGTCGACAGGTATCGAGGACAATGTTCGACATGGGCTACTAAACCTTATTCTGATTGGGGTATTAAAGCTGGAGATGTTGTAACGTTTCAGATTCGAATCAAATCTACATCAGGCAAAAAGCTTCATGCTCGTATAGAGTGGTTCAATTCTGACAATGATAGAATTTCTATTTATCCTGAAACCGTACAAGTTATTGAGAACAGCGAAGGTGTTTCAACCATAACGCTAACAGTTCCATCGGATTATTCACAAATGGGATTGTGGTTAGATGCTAATCTAACAACGCAAACTCATACGGAAATAACTACAGAGCTTGTCAAAGCTGATATCTTTGTAATCGGTTCGAGCATTCCTTCGAATCTCGACCGGGGGGGGTACTTCAGATGAGTAACTACCCTGAACTTCAAATCGTTAATACTCCCGACGGGTTAGAATACGCACGTGGTTACAATATCTTATCTGTTTCGAAAGCCGTGATACAAGAAATCGGAAGAAGTGGAGCTTGTTCGGTTTCAAGGGTCGTTTCAGGCGGAGGAATAGATATTACTGTAAATTCCGATACAAGTGGAATAGCAGTACCAAGGTTTCAATCCTTGAATCTTCCCTATGGTTTAACTGATTATCGTTTAACTTTCGATATGTGGGCGGAAATTCCCGATGGGGGAAATTCTTTAATTTGCAATGTAGGTATTTGTGATGCCAATTCCAAAGGATTTGCTATTCCAACAACACGAACTGAATTTTCAAACGTACATCATCCAAGGAATTCCTATATTTTTGATAACACCTATCACGGTTTTGTGGATTTTGAAATCAGAGCTTCTTCAGGAGCAATGAAAGCCGGAACGGTAATTCATATCCGAAACATCATGGTTTCTTTAAGTTCAGATAAATTTGTGTATAGATCAAACCCTGCCGATCTGGTCGGGGGGGGGGGTTGCCTATGAGCATTATTGCTAGAGGACTACCTCTTACGGTTCGGAACAGCATTGATGAAGCGATCCAGAATACCGCATCTCAGCTGGAACAGCGCCTGTCAACGTCGATCGCACAGACCGGGGAAAGCATAAAAAACGAGGTTTCGCAGCAATACTATGCGAAGGGAGACACTGATAAATTGATTGCAGAAGCATCAACGATTCTTACCCAAAAATACAACAGCTTCGAGATGTCGTTTAATTCCTTCAAACAGATGGTAGACAGCAACCAAAACCTGACCAACCAGGAGTTTGCTACGATCACTAAGTTTATCCGTTTTATCGATGGGAACATCTTTTTAGGGGAGAACGGAAACAACCAGATGCTCAAGATCGCAAAAGATCGGATCTCTTTTCTCCAGGGGCAAGCGGAGGTTGCTTACATCTCCGACAGCACGCTGTACATCTACGACGGCGTGTTTTTAAATTCTTTGCGCATTGGAAACTTTGCCTTCGTTCCGCGAGCAAATGGATCCTTGGACTTCAAGAAAGTGAGGTGATGATCTATGGCCTACGGAAATTGGCATGGCGCTGTATGGCGCAATGTTTGGGCCAGCGCCTACTACTCGATCGATGTGCAGTGGGACTACTGTCAAGATATTGAGGCAAATAAAACAAAGATCTCGATGATGGCGATCCGTCTCCATCGTCTGAACAGCGCTTACTATTTCTACAATGCTTACGGCAAGGTAGGGATCGGAGACTTTAATGGTGGCAAGTTTGAGTCGACAGTATCAATGGACGTCAGAAATACGACGCTTCAAACTTTTGCCCTGACAAACCGGCACAGCGAAGTCGAGCACAATCCTGACGGATCGTGGCCAACGGGCAAAAAATGGGGTCAATGGATGTTCAAGGCAGGCATCAATGGATACAACACGCCAGAGGTGGGATGGACAGTATTCAATATTGATGGATCGATCCCTAAGATCCCTAGAGCAACCGTTCCAACAGTGAGCGCAGAAAGCATCAATATGGGATCTGAGGTCACGATCAACCTCCCAAAAGCAACCAGCAGTTTCACACACGATATTTTTTACAAATATTCCAGCGATTCCAGTTATACAACTCTTGCAACTGGTGTAACTGGGACATCACAAAAATGGACGCCGCCAGTATCTTTAGCAAGCAAGATACCAAGTGCAACAAGCGGAACATGGAATATTTTGGTAAGAACAAAGTCCGGCAGCACGATCATAGGCGATAAGAGCATCAATATAACGCTCAGCGTCCCATCAAACATTGTGCCGAGCATCTCATCTGTGGCCGTAGCTGAAGCAACGGCCGGGATCGCAGCACAATTCGCCGCCTATATACAAGGCAGGTCGACTTTTAAAGTGACGGTGGCCGCAGCCGGAAACCAGGGAAGCACGATCAAAAGCTATTCGGTAAAAGCGGATGGCAAAACATACTCAAGGGATAGTAACGTCTTTACAACACAGACCATTAACGGTTCTGGAAATTTGAACGTCGTTGCTACTGTTACCGACTCACGGGGGCGAACGGCATCGAAAACAGTAACGGTCGCTGTGTCTGCTTATTCATCGCCATCTGTCACGACCTTCAAAGCCGTACGGTGTACAAGTGCAGGCGTGGAAAACGAAGAAGGAACAGCAGTCAAGATTTTGTTTAATTTCTCGATCGCTGCAATGGGGAACAAAAACACACGATCTTTTAAAATCCAACAGCTTAATGGCAACACATGGACCGACATTCACACGATCACGGATTCGTATAGTACGAATTCAAGCATCATCAAAACCGGTCCTTTTTCTGTGGACAGCAAATTCAGCTTCCGGGCTGTTGCGGCGGACTTTTTCACGAGCGCTACGGTGTACTCAGATGTATCGCCGTCTTTTGCGTTGATCAATTTCGGGGCAGGCGGTAAATCTTTAGCGTTTGGTGGAGTGAGCTCGAATGATGGATCATTTGAGTCGTATATGGCCACAAAAGTTTACAACAAATTTCAGGTTCCTATTGCCAAAGACTTAACTGATAATGGCGTACCTTTTGCGGGAGCTGGACCGGGATTAACCGACCTGACTCAATTATCGAATTATCGTAGCTTTATCGGAGCACTCGCTTTAAACGGCGTGTGGAATAATGTTTTGAGTATACGGCACAGAAATGGATATTCTGATGGAAGCAATTACGGAATGTATATCCGAAGCGCCTTAACATCGAGCGGTTCCTTATTTTATCGCCAACAATATAGCGGTAATTGGGCGAGCGAAAGGATGATTGTTGATAGCTGGAATTATCCAGAAGCAACCAAGCGTTATCACTATCGTTTTTATTGTCCTTCGGGAGGTGGCGCAAGATGGGTCCATATCGGCGATTTCCCATCAAATACCGGAGGGACAACACATGCGATTACGATTTATACCGGCAATGGGTTTAATGGTCGCTCAGATCAAAACAGTGAAATAGAAATTAGAATCAAGCCTGCAGCCGAAAACTATGGGACTACTTTTTGGGTTAATGGGTATTATCATAATTCGATCCAAGTTAAAGTCTATACTCAGTCTACATCAACACCTTGCCAGCTTTGGGTATATTTCCCGTGGGCATGGTATTCTGGAAGCGTAGAGGTATATACAGAAGGAAGTTTTAACTTTAGTGGTGCCAATCAAACCGGAACACCAGCGCAGCCAGCGAATACAGCAAACGCCCCAGTGGCGAATATAACCCCTGACATGCGAGGCTATCCAATCGGATCAGTTTTCGAATGCACTGCAGCTAGTATTTCGAACCCCGCAAATGTGATGGGTGGAACGTGGCAAGAAATTCGTGCTGTGTTTGCGAATATTAATAATTCGAATCAGGTTATTGATGTGGCGGGCGGCGCAACTGCTAATGGTACGAATATTGATTTATATGTTTTCAACGGATCGAATGCACAAAAGTTTTTGATACAAGGTTCGCCGGCTGGACAAAATACAGCTCGACATGATCTTCGTATGTGGATTCGAACACAGTAAATTATATAAAATTATTTAATTTAAGAGTTGAAACTCTTGAGATTATATAGTATTATATAAACACAAGGAGGAACCATGAAACAAAGAGAGCTTATAAAGAGGCTAGGAAAACTTGGATTCCATTTTGAAAGACATGGCGCGAACCATGACATTTACACAGATGGAAAAACAAAAATTCCCATTCCAAGACACAAAGAAATAAAAGAAGCCTTAGCAAAAGCCATTATCGAACAAGCGGAGCTCAAATGAGCACGCTTGTCGATATCTATGTTTTATGAAATAAAAATATGAAAAAATTAGTATATCCGGCTGAATTTGTAAAGCAAGATGACGGATCTTATTTGGTGTTTTTTGTCGATATTCCCCAATGTATGACAGAAGGAAAAGATTTACCAAACGCGCTTTATATGGCTGAAGATTGCCTGAAAACATGGGCACAAGCAATGGTTGATGATGGACTTTCATTACCAACAGCAACCAGCGGAGAAAACGCGAAACCAACAAAAGGGGGCTTTATTAGTCTAGCAACCGCAGAATTAAAAGACTCTAAGCCGGTGATCAAATCAGTTAGCCTTCCTCATTGGATGGCTGACGAAGCAGCAAAAGCACATCTAAGTTTATCTGGCGTATTGCAAGAAGCACTTTCTCAAAAATTAAGTATGTAGAAACCTGTCGAAAGACGGGTTTTTATTTTAAGGAGGCAAAATGCAAATTTATATTGAATACGGCTTAAACGCCACAATCAAAAATATTTCTTCTGTAAAGACCGAGCAATGCTATGCCCCGGTCTTTTTTGATGATCCAATTGATATCGACAAAATCGAAGGATACATGACCTATATCGGATCGGACAGTCAGACGCATGCAAGTTTTGATCAAGCCACGTGGGAAGCGTACGAAAGAGCAAAAGAAGAAGAGAGAGCACGGAAACAGGCGCAAAAGATGCTCGACGACTTGTCTTATAAGACCGTCCTCGACACCGCCACCGACGAGCAGGCGCTTGTCATGCGGCCACTCTATCCAATGTGGCAGGTCGATCAGGTCTACAAAAAGGGGGCGTATTTGCAGTATGGCGGCAAGCTGTACCGCGTACTCCAAGACCACACATCGCAGGCCGACTGGACGCCAGACAAAGCCGTGTCGCTCTATGTCAATGTCGCCGATCCGCAAGACCCGTTTCCACCGTATAAGGCGCCTACGGGAGCACATGACGCCTACAGCAAGGGTGACGGGATTACTTTTGAGGAAAAGCATTACCGCTCGAAAATCGACGGGAATGTGTATAGTCCGGCCGAAAGTCCGGATAGCTGGGAGCTTGTAGAATAGGAGGTAAATATATGGAATTTCTACAATCTTATTTCAATCTTTTAATTGTTGGGTGCTGCGTTGTGATTGGGTATGTATGGACGACGTTCACGCCGGAGAACGATTTGAGCCGACGGTATATCCCTGTAGTGATGGCCGTACTTGGAACGATCCTGGCATGTATTGATGCACGAGGCGTGAGCCTTGAAATTATCCTTTCTGGATCGGTGAGCGGCCTGGCGTCTACCGGATGTTATGAGGCATTTAAGCAGTTAATTCTTAAGCCTAAGTGGATTGAAGACAAAGCAGAGGAAAGGTAAATGGAAGAGGTAATCAGTGCGTATGGCTTACCGACTTTGATTGCGATTGGAAGCGCTCTTGTGGGCGCTTTTTTCTCGTATCGCGAATTTCGAAAAAAAGCGTATGATCATGCAAAAGAAATGATTGATCTATCACCAGAAACAGCAAAGGCAGAAAGGGATCATATCCGCAAGGATGTCGATGATCTGAAAGATGAAGTTAGCGCAATCCGAGAAAGTGTAGATAGCCTTGTGAAATCCGACTTAGCCAATCGGATGCTCAAGCTCGCTGATAAAGCACAGTACTATAAACATCTTGAATACTGTCCCATCGAAATGAAAGGCTTGCTCAAGTCTGAATTTGATCGATATTTTGATGAAGGCGGAAATCATATCACCCGGGATCTTTTAAAAGAAGTCCTGGCGTTACCAAATGAGAAATAGGAGGAAATAATATGGCAAACTCAAATTTAGCAACTTATCGAAACCCGACCCGGAATCATTCCGGAGGGCGAACGCAAAAAATATCAAAAATTACACCGCACGAAATGGCGGCAATCTGGAGTGGCCGGCAGTGTGCTGACTACTTTGCCGGAACGACACGCCAAGCATCAAGCAATTACTGTATCGGAAATGGCGGCGACATTGCAATCAGTGTGGACGAAGGAAATCGCGCTTGGACAAGCTCCAGCGAGTACAATGATCAGCGTGCGGTGACGATCGAAGTATCGAATTCCGTGTGCGGTGGCGACTGGCCAGTCAGCCCAGCCGCTTACAATGCTCTTGTGCGTCTTTGCGCTGACATCTGCAAGCGGAATGGAATCAACCCGGCCTATAATGGCGCAGCAAGTGGCAGTATCACAATGCACAAAATGTTTGCATCCACGGCTTGTCCAGGGCCTTATCTGACTCATAAAATCGTGTCTGGAGATCTTGCAAGAGACATCAAAGCCGCAATGGGTCAAGGGACTGCAAAGCCAGTATCTCAACAGCTTTATCGCATCCGCAAATCATGGGCTGATGTTAAGTCGCAGATCGGCGCTTATAAGTCACTCGAAAACGCTAAAAAAGCCTGTGGTGTTGGTTACTCTGTATTTGATAAGGACGGTAAGGCTGTCTACACTCCAGGAGGATCCGCAGCTAAAAAGTGGACACAGGACTGCGTGCTAAAAGTTGGCGATAAGGTCATTTCTGTGTCGTGTGGCATTGTAGCTGTACCGGGTACTAACTCAGCAGTGCAAGGCAACTTGGTCAATATTCCAGCTCTAGGAGGGATGGTCCCGCTATCCGACGTTTCAGAAGCCGATGATACAGGCGACGGCAAAAAGGATGACTATCTGGCCAACACTAAATCCAGAGTATTTTTGCTGCAAGCGACTGTGACTAAGATCATCAGCAATGATCTTGTTCAACTTGACCGCGGATATGTGGTAAAAACTGGTCCTTTGATGGGACTAAGATAGACAAAGCTCCCGAAAGGGGGCTTTTAATTTTGGCCTAAAAAAAAGCCCCCTTCTGGCTGGGAAGGAGGAAGATAATGAAACCTGATATTTTCGAAGCTGTTTTCAGGCTTATCGAGATCTCTATTGCTATTATAACAGTTGCGATAGAGATTTACAAATTGAAGAGATAAGAGTGATTGCGAGGTCTTCGGACCTCTTTTTTTATGTTTCGTGAGGAATATATGAGGAAAAAAGAGAGAAATGTTCACGAAAAAAAACAAAATAAGTGGTTTTAAGCAATCTAATATCATAATCAGTAAACAAAAGTAAGTTGTAGCACAATATATGGAGTTTCCCGTCATCTGCTCCATCTAGTTGAGTTAAAAACCGCAGAAATGCGGTTTTTTGCTATTTGGAAGTTTTAGAATTCATAAATTAAAAATTTTATTTTTTCTCTTTACAAACACTCAATTATTCGATATTATAATTGAGCATATGGCGGTTGTGGTGAAGTGGTTAACACAACGGATTGTGGCTCCGTCATTCGCGCGTTCGATCCGCGTCAGCCGCCCCATTTTGTAAGCAAACGTGCCAATCGAAAGATTGGCATTTTTTTTATAAGAAAGGATCTAATTTATGAAAAAACTCTTCATTCTTTGTGTGTTCCTTTTGGCTGGCTGCGCTACACAAACTCCATCAAAAACCCCATCCGCATGCTCCGAAGAGCAAGCTTGTACGATCGGTGATCAAAACACTGTTGAAACGATGCAGCCATTGTCTTTTGAAGAGGCCCTTTCCTTTTTCAAAGAGAAAAAAAGCGGTCTATTGTATTTTGGCTTTGAAAATTGTCCATGGTGTCAAGAAGCGCTCCCGATCCTTCGAGAAGAAGCTAAACGACAAAACGTTTCGATCCATTCGATCTTGACACGCGATGAAAATAATGAACTTCTTTATACGGAGGAACAAAAACAAGAAATCATTCCTTATCTTCAAGACTATATGTCCAAGAACGAGGAAGGTGAGCTCACGCTCTATGTGCCTCTTGTCGTTGTCGTCAAAGATGGAAAAGCGATCGAAGGTCATGTTGGAACGGTGGATGACCACGATGCCCATGCGCGTAAAATGACGGAAGAAGAAAAACAAGAACTTCAAAAAAAATACGAAGATATGCTTGCGCAATTATCTTCGTAATAAGACTTCTGCCCGAAATAAGTACCAGCCATTCAGCAAGAGAAGTGGTGTAAATAGATCATACCCCATACCTGAAATCAATTTTACGAACGGATGGGAAACAAGTGTAGGAAACAGGAAAGGGAATACCCACGATACCCAGATCGCGACCACAAAAAGGAAAAGATTCACAAGAAATAAGATCCGAGTCATCACTTTCGAAGTATGCAGATCCGTAAAAATCAATTTAAACAT